TTCGGCCAGTCGCCCGCCGGGTTGAATTCCAGTGGCGAGTCCGATCTGCGGCAATACTACGACATGATCCGCGCCGCCCAGGAAGCCCGGCTGCGACGGCCGCTGACCGGGGTGTTTGAGGTGGTGCACCGCAGCGCGCTGGGCACCGAGCCACCCGATACGTTCGGGTTCACATTCAACTCGCTGCGGCAACTAGACGAAACCGAGAAAGCCGAACTCGCGGAGCGCGATGTGGCGACGGTGGTGCAGGCGCATGGCGCCGGGATCATCTCGACCACGATGGCGCTGAAGGAACTCAAGCAGAGTTCCATCATGACCGGCCGGTTCACCAACATCACCGACCAAGACATCAAGGACAGCGAGGAAGCCCCGCCGCCCTGGGAACAGCCCGACCCGGGCGATATGGCGGCCATGGGCGGCATGGGCGGACCACCGGGTATGGGTGGGCCACCGGGCATGATGAAGCCGCCAGGGATGCCCGGGGCGGGCGCGCCACCCGTGCCCAAGCCGCCAGGGGAGAAAAGCGGTGGCGACGAGTTTGGTGGCGACAGCGACAGCGTGGTGCGCGGGATCAACTGGTATCGCCGCGAACGGGCTTGAGCCGTGGCGCGCGAGAATGCCGAGGAATGGCGCGAGCGACGCCGCCGTCAGCGCGCCGAGGAACCGCGTCACAGCGGATTCTTCAAAGCCCGCCATGCGGAAACCAGCTTCGCAGCCCAACTGCGGCATCTGGCGCGACAGGTGGTGCGGATCATTGAGGCGCTGACCGACAGCGGCGATCTGGGCTTTATCGAGCCGCATGAGATACCGGCGATCACCGACGCGCTGGACAACTATGCCGAGGCGATCGAGCCATGGGCGCAGGCGGTGTCGTGGCGGATGATCGCGGAAACCAACCGTCGCGATAAAACCGCGTGGGAACAATACACCAAGGGCATGAGTGCCGCGTTGCGACAGGAACTGCGCGAGGCACCGATCGGTGCCGAGGTGCAGCGACTGATGGCGGATCAGGTGCACCTGATCACCTCGTTACCGCGCGAGGCGGCAAGCTGGGTGCATGAGCAGTCGTTGCAGGCGCTGGAAGCTGGCCGTCGCTATGAGGAAAAGACCGCGATCGAGTCAGGCTGGGACCCGGAACGCGGGCGGTGGACCCGCACCCCGCCACCGCGCACCGAACTGACCGAGGCGCTGGCCAAGGCGACGCCGCACGCGACCGAGAAGTGGCTGCGCAACCGCGCCACGCTGATCGCGCGGACCGAGACGGCCCGCACGGCGTCGGTGCTGGTTCAGGCCCGCAGCAGTCATATCGGTGCCGAAAGCTATATCTGGTATACCGCGAAGGACTGGAAGGTGCGGGAAAGCCATCGCAAGCTGCACGGATCGGTGCAGCGGTGGGACGCCCCACCGCTGTCGGACCCGCCGGATTACCACAGCCACCCCGGCCAGATTTGGAACTGCCGTTGCACCGCGCTGCCGGTGATCCCCGAGTAGTTTATCCCGGCATCGTCTGGCGCTGTTGCGTGGGTGGCGGCGGGGGGTTGTGTTCCGGCTGGTAGGCGCCGCCCTGATCGCGCCACGCCTCCACGGTGCGTCTGGCGTCCGCGACGGCCCGCTTCACCTGTTCCGGATCGTCAGCAACCGACCCTATCTTATCCAGCGCGGCGAGTAGGCCCTGGGCGGCTGCCCGGTTGTCGGTTGGCATGTGGACATCTCCTAGCGGGTTCAAACCCGCTAGGAAACGCGGCGCGGCCGATTTGGTTGCATGACAAAACAGTGCGGGCCGCCGCCCCCCGCCAAGGGGACGACGGCCCTGACCGGGCAGCACCGAGCGGGAAGGAGTCCCGGGGTGCTGGCGGCTGGCGTTTAGCTTAGCCTGCCCGGTGCAGCAGGGCACCGATTTCGTCGTAGGTCTCGGTCACCGCGAAGCCGCCGCCGTCGGTGAAGGTGATGCGGCTGCCGGGGCGGTCGTTGCGGCGCGGATAGTAGCAGCGGATCGCCGCAGCATTGATCGAGACCGGTGTGGTCACCGGGGCTTGCTGCGCGACATCCTCGTCGCTGTCATTGCGAAAGTCGCGGTCCGCAACGATCTTGCTCAGTTCAATCATGGTCATCGTGGTCTCCTATAAGCCAGCGTGATTTATAGCCCGGTCGCTGGCATGGCCGGTGGCGTGGGATAGGCCGCAAGCTGCGGCCGTCCCTTGCGGCGGTGACGCTGACGCTCGATGTGCGTTGGCGCCTTATCGTCCCAGGAGTCCCGCACCGCTTCGTCCAGGCGCTTGCGGGCAATCTTGGGCATACGGAAGTCCCGGTAACCGTCGCGGATCACGGTCAGGTAATACTGGCTCGGCGGCATGATGCCGGTGCTATTCATCACGTAGATCAGCATCTCGGTTTCACCCTCGCGGGTGCGCTTGATCGGCACGTATTCTTTGCGATACAGCCCCGAACTGATCCCCTCGTAAGCATCCAGCGCCACCTCGCAGCGCGGCGTGATGCGCCAGACCCCGCCGTAGCAGACCGCGCCCGGCTCGGGGATGCAGTCGGCGACGCCCCGGAACACCAGCCGCCAATCGGCCAGCCGCAGCCTGCCCAGCGCCACCGCATCGGGGCAGCGCCGCGCCATCTGGTCGAGGTTCAGGTTTGAACCGTAGGCAAACATCACCGTCATCACACGCTCCTATCGTCGCCGTAAGTGGTCATGCCCAAGGCCAGCGCGGCACAGGCAAGGCCGATGTAGCGCGGCACGTGGTGGGTGCCGTTCTCCCAGGTTGACCACGCGCCCCGCGAACATCCCAGGGCGATGCAGGCATCGCGCTGCGAGTAGCCCATGCGGTCACGCCATGCGACCAGGGTGGCCGCGTTCAGCTTGTTGGGGCGCTTCGTCGGGGGTTTCAGCATTGTATCCATTTTGGGTCACTCCGTATCATATATAGGCCAGTGAGGGGGTAAGCAAGTCAGTTAGCGGCAATCATGCCGCCCACTGCACCGGACCGGACAGGTTCGCCGTCCGGGCGCGGAAGTAATCGCGTTCGTCGGGCGGGCAGGCCAGCGTATCAAACAGCCCGTCGAGCGTGGCGGGCACCGTGCTGGTCGCGGCCGCCGCCTGGGCGAAGTAGCGCACCTCGCGCCCCGTCCGCTGGGTGGTGAAGCCCAGGCCGCACGCTGCCGCCTGTTGCGGCAGGCTGATCGACGGCCAGCCCGTGGCGGCCATCGCTTCGGCGCGCGTCACGCCTTCAGTGCGCTGCAACAGGGCGCCGACCAGGGATGCCTTGCTGCCCGGCCGTGCCGCGCTGGTCTGCGCTACGCCCTGGGTGGCGATGCTCACACCGGCCTTGGCGGCGTCCACCATGCGCAGGCAGAACAGGGTCCAGTTTACCGCCTTGGTGCCGTCCAACGTGCCGCTGTGCTGGCGGAACTCGACCGTGTGGTGCTTGCGGTAGGCGTCAAGGTTCAGCTTGTGATAGCGCGCCTCGCCGCCATGCGCGGTCATCAGCCGGATCATGCCAGTGAGGTCTGGCGCCCGATCGACTGCGGGCAGCGCCACATGAGTGATCGAGCGGCAGTAGGGGTTGGCACTCTTGCGCCGCGAGGCGGGCATGAAACCATCGATCACCGGCTCAAAATGAGCATACAGCTTTTGCAGGTTCTTGAAGAAATCCAGCGACGGCGCGGCGCCTGCACCCACGTGCACATGCAAACCGCACTTCTTGGAAACCGTGCAGCCGAAATCGGTCAGCGCTTCCATCACGCGGCGTGTCGCGTCCAAGCCATCCTGACCTTGCAGGACCGGCGAGACGATCTCGATGCCGCGTGTGTAATCGCCCAGGCTGCCATCGGTCACGATCTTCCAGTGGCTGCGCGTGGTGTGGTTGTAGCCTTCGGCAACGCACGGTGAGCAGAGCCGGGCGGTAACCGCCGCCGCGCACGCTGTCGCGCTGGTGGCATCCGGCAAGTAGCACTCAATCTCGATACCGAAGGTGTGGTCGTTGGTCATGGTAAGCTGCTCCTTTCAGCAGGGGCGGCGTTCGCGTTGGCGCGCTAGGCCGTCCGTTTGGTGTGGCACATATATGCGCCAACCTTCGGCACGATGCAAGCATTTATTTGTGCCAGCACAAATTATTTTCTGACCCCCGTGCGGGAGGGTGGCCATGCGGTTCTATACGGTCACCAAATTGGGCAAGCACACCGCGCTAAGCCCCGAGGGCTACTTGATCGCCGAGGGCGTCGCGGTGGCGCGCTGCGGCCAGCAAATCTACCACCACAGCGAACTGCCGCTGGAACCGAACAGCGACGGATTGGTGACGGTGCACCGCGAGCCGACCGAAGTGTTCCGCCCCGAAAGCATCCGGTCATTTCAGGGCAAACCGATCGTCAACGACCACCCGATGGAGGAAGTGCGCCCCGAAAACTGGGGCAACCTCACGATCGGTCTGATGGTCAACCCGCGCCAGGGCACCGGGGCCGAGGACGACCTGTTGCTGGCCGACCTGATGTTCACGACTCCCGTGGGCATTCATCTGATCAAGCAAGGCAAACGCGCGGTGTCGGTGGGCTACGACGCGCACTACGAACAGATCGCGCCGGGCATGGGGCGGCAGAAAAATATCGTTTGCAACCATCTGGCGCTGGTCGATGTGGCGCGCTGCGGCGCCCGCTGCACCATCATGGACAGTGGCGCGGCGCTTTATACCGACACCTGTGAAGCCTGCGACGCGGCGGCACTGCTGAAGGCCAAGCCCCGGATAATCCCGTCGTGGCACCCGTTCGTGGACGCCGACACGCGCCCGCCCGACCCGGCGCGCGACGCGTGGTTCGCTGATATCGACTACCGGGGGTTGGTGCAGTGACTTTCCTGCGCCGCGTGCTGCCCAAGTCATGGTTCACCGACGTTGACTATGACCGGCGCGAGGACATCGACTGGCGCGACGCGTGGGACCCCTCGGTCCACCCCAGGCTGCCCGGTGGGACCGAGCATGGCGGCGAGTTCACCTCGGGCGGTGGCGGCGCTGGCGGTGGCCTGGGGATCAGCAGCGGGCTTCCCTCGGGCGGGTTCTCGACAGCCAGTCACACCAACGTGCCGACCCCGAAAGCGGCCGTGGTGCAGAAACATGGCGGCGCCAAGAAACTCGCGTCGCTGGTCGCCAAGCATTTGCAGACCGGCGAGGACCCGCACCTCACCGCGCAAGCCATCAAAGCCTACGGCAACGCCTATGTGAACGCGGGTTATGCGTCCTACGCGAACGCGCTGCTAAGCCACGTCGAGCAGGCCCACGGTATGGCCGCTGGGACGCTCGGCAAGGCCAAGGCAGCGGCGCCCATGGGGAAAGGTGGCCCGCCGCCCCAGGGCGCCCCCAGCGCGGCTGAAATGGCTGCCATGCACGCGGCGGCCGAGGCGGACGAACCGGCGCCCGACGAGGATGAATGGGACGAACCATCGCCCGACGTTCAACTGGGCAACACAGCGGCAGGCACAGACCCGGCAAAGCTGCAAGCCATCGCAGGCGATCCGGCAGCGCTGAACGAATTGTCCGACAGCGCGCACAAGCTGGGCATCACTGTGATGGGCCATGTCACGAAGGAAGCCAAAGCGGCAAAGTCTGAAGTTGGCACGTGGACCGATCCGTCGGGCTACAAGATGATCCAGAATCACCTGAACGGCGTGCAAACCAGCCCGCACGCCGCCGAAGTCGCCGACAAGCTACAGAAAGCGATCCTGTCGACCGAACTGCTGTCACCGGTCAACACCTATCGCGGCGTCCACGGCCCGCAGCTTGACATGATCAACGCCATGCAGCCCGGCGAGGTGTGGACCCAGAAAGGCTTCGCTGGGTCAACGCTCGATCCGAAGCGGGCGACGCATTATGCCAAGGGCGGCCAGGGCGGCGACATGATCCACATGGTGCTGCCGAAAGGCAGCAAGGCGCTTTACGTTTCCAATCCGGCGCTGAATAGCTGGGAAGCCGAACGCGAGATGCTGCTACCGGCAGGCAGCACGTTCAAATACATCGGCAAGACCACGATCAACCTGCCGCAATATGATTACAGCGGCAACAAGGTCGGCGAGGGCGGCCCGGTCACCTTGCATCAGGTGGAGGTGATGCAGCCGGGAAGCCCCGAGTTTGAGGCAGCGCACCCGCGCGGCGAGGGCGGCAAATTCGTCGCCAAACCGGGCGCCGAGGCGGAAGCCGACGCCAAGGCGATAGCCGCGACGCCACCCAAGCCCGCTGCGCACCAGGGCGTCGACACTCTCGCGGAAGCGCCCGGCCTGTCACTCGCCGACAAAATCGCTGGCATCAAAAATTACATGATGACCACGCAATCGCTGGCACCGGAATCAGCCCACGAATACGCCGCCGCGAAGATCGCCGAGTTGGTAACGCAGCAAAAGGCCGAGCAGGCGCAGTCATTCGCTGGCACCGTGCCAGCATCGGCCGTCGAGAACATCGCACAAAGCACCGCCACCAACCACAATCAGAAGCTGCAAATCCTCAATGAACTGAAAGCCAAGGCGGTCGAACTGAACCACGACCCGACCCAGATCGACCTGGGTATTTCCATGTTGGAACAGAAACAAAAGGATTTCGAGCTAAGCCTGCCGATGCCCGACGGCACAGCGGTGCAGCAGGAAATGTGGGAGGTGGCGGCCAACCCAGGGTTCAAGCACGAAACCAAAATCGCGCAGGTTCAGTCCGACATCGACAGTATGAAGGAAGGACCGGCGAAGGAATACAACAAGCAATTGCTGGCGCACCTGAAGGGCGAAACCTACACGCCGTCCGCGCCCGCGCCCCAAGGGCCTGACCCGTATCCCGGCTCCAAGGGGCAACAGGCGATCTATGAATACGCGACGCACCCTGACCCCGGGGTGACCGTGGCGGAAAAGATCAGCGGCATCAAATCGGTCATGGCGCACCCGAACGCGGGGCCAATGACGCAAGAATTTGGTGAAAAATGGATCGCGGCGCTGGACCCGAGCCAAGCCGCGACACCGGCCGCAGCACCAACCCCCGCACCAGCGCCCGCACCGACACCAACGCCCGCAGCCAAGCCGTGGGCAAGCCTGGAAACCATCAACAACGTCCACGGCAGGGCGGCGAAGCCACCGAAGAACGTCATTCGCGGCAACAAGAAACTGGCGCGCATTCAAAATGCCTATGACTGGGAAGCCAAGTCGGCGCAGCCGCCAAGCACCAGCACGCCGGAAGCGCAGAAGATCGCGCCGTCAATCAAGAAAGCGTTCTGGAACAAGGTGGATGGCGGGGTCAAGCAATCCATCTCGCTGTATGGCGGTTCGGATTATTACCCGATCAACGGCGCGCTGCGCGGTGATCCTAATTACCCCATGACACCCAAGGTGCAGGGCTGGGTCAACGACATGGATGCGCTGTTCTATGACGACGCGGCGGTGACCACCGAACACATGATCGTCCGACGCGGCGAGGCCACGCCGCAAGCCGATATCGATCGCTGGAAGATCGAACTCGCCAAGGGCGACAAAGCCTGCCTGAACTACCGTAGCGGCTACACCTCGGCCAGCGTGGCGGATGAGTCAGCGTTCTCCTCCAAGCCGGTGCAGTGGCATTTCGTGGTGCCCAAAGGCACCCGCATCCTGGGCATCGCTGGCACCGTCGGTCATCACGAAAACGAAATCCTGTTCCCGCACGGTCAGCAGACGGAAATCTATGAAATGTGGGAAGCCGACGGCCAGCAACACATCAAGGCGATTCTAAGATGAGCGACACCAGCGACATCAGTGCCGAGGACATGGCGGATTTAGAACAGCGCGCCAAAGTCAGCGGGCGCACGATTGAGCAACTGATCGCGGTGTTTCGCCGCTCCACCTCATTGGGCGTCGCCAGCATCGGCGAGGACGTGATCGGCGACAACGAAGCGATAGCCGGTGGCTATACGCCGCTGACCAAAGTGCCGCTGCCCGACAGCATCCGTGATGTCGATTACCCCGACGATGAGGACATCTCGGGAGAACCGCCTGTGGTCGCAGGGCGGACGTGAAGATTTGCGATTGTCACGCCTGCCAAGAAAGGAGAGC